TAACGGAGTAAATCCTGCTACATTTTTTATTCTTCCAATGCTGGGAGAAAAACACCCTGAACAATATCCAAGATTTAGAGATTGTTTTGTTGATGGTGATGAAATTCACGTTTACACAAGAGTGGGCGGTACCAACAGAAATTGCGGTTTTGGAGAAGAAGAATTACAACAACACCCAAATTATTTGCGTGATGAAGATGATGATTTTGATAGCACTTACGCTACTTATATATTTTCAGTTCCGAATGAATGGAAAGAAGATTTTGAAAAAATAAAAGGTGGCAAGTTGAAAGAGATAAGTCAGGCTTATAAAGACAGACTATATGCTGTATTCCCTAAATTAAAGGACACTTTCGATAAACTGTTCGATGTCGCCACAGCATAGCGGATAACTCCCATATTGGCGCAACTTAAAATCAAAATTTGATATGGAAAATAAAAATTCAATTAACAATGGACATGACTATTAAGCAAGCCGTTAATAAACTTTTAATAGAAGGTATCACAAAGGATAACTATACAAAGGAAAGCGCAAAGAAAGTATTTGAAAAATGTTGTGGAGTTGCTATTCTTTTGCACATCCTTGAAAATAAAGAGGAGAAAATAATAGAATTATTGCAATAAAAAACCATTACCAATATCAAATAATTTCGTATATTTGATTGATTTTGAGAGCTAAAAAGAGGCGTACATTATATCCATAGGTGTTTTTTCATAAGAGTTAGTGTTTTTTGGCGGGGTGGTGAATTCCCCGCCTTTTTCAAGGTCATGATAAAACAGAAAGAGAAAAAATGCAAAGGAACGGGGCAAGCAATTAATTGGGGATGCGGTAAAAAAACAATTAAAAGGACTTATGGGCTTTGTAATAGTTGCTATTACGGTTGGTTGATAAATTCCGAATCGGGAAAGGAAAAACTCCACAAAGCAACTTTAAAAGCCAAATCAATCGTACGTAAAAAGGAGAAAAAAGAACTAAACAAAGCGAAAGAAAAACTAAAAACACACTCCGAATGGCTACAAGACTTGCAGAAAGTGTTTAATCAATATATCAGGAAAAGGGATGAGGGTGACGGCTGTATAAGTTGTGGCACGAAGAGCGGGCAAATGCACGCTGGGCATTATAGAAGCGTTGGCGCAGCTCCGGAGTTACGATTTGAGGAATTGAACGTACACGCACAGTGTGCGACTTGTAACAACTATTTGAGCGGTAATTTGATTGAATACCGAATCAATTTAGTTAAAAAAATCGGAGCGGAAAAAGTAGAATGGTTGGAAGGGTCACACGAACCTATTAAATTATCAATCCCTGAAATCAAGTCATTAATAAAATATTATAAAGATAAAATGAAGTTGGGAAAGTAGAACAAATAAATATCATTAACTATGCCAGGAGGATGGGGTAAAATAAGACCAGAAGACGGTAAGCAGTTCAGTTCAGAGTATCAGCCGCCTGAAAAATGGACGGAGGAAAAAGCCTTAGCACTTGCAGACGAGCTAATCGAGTGGCTAAGGGAAAAAGATGAAGACGGAGAGGATAAAGGGAATATCTTCTACGAAGAATTCCTAATTATAGAAAAGGATTTGTATGTAGATGTTATTAGATATTTAACAGATAAGTTTTCCTCGTTTTCGGAACGAATTAAACAAGCAAAGAAAATACAGGAGCTAAAACTTCAAAAATACGGCGTTGGAGACCGTTTGAATGCTTCTATGACGAAATTTACTTTGATGAATAACCATGGATGGACGGACAAGTCCGAATCCAAACAAAAAATTCAAGTCGAACAACCATTATTCGGCGATGAAGAAGAGAGTTAAAGAATATAACGGATTTTACTATACCACCGCAATAAAAAAGTTAAAGAAACTAAGAAAGCGGACGAGGGTTATTCCTGGAGGTACTTCGGCGGGAAAAACTTTTGGGATTATTCCAATATTAATCGACAGGGCAACCAAAAAGAGTGGACTTGAAATATCAATTGTTTCAGAGTCCATTCCTCATTTAAGGAGGGGAGCATTAAAGGACTTTGAAAAGATAATGCGCACGACTGGACGTTGGTTTGAGGATAGATTCAACCGAACTCTTTTGAAATATACTTTTGCAAATGGCAGTTATATCGAATTCTTTTCAGCCGACCAATCAGATAAACTAAGGGGAGCAAGAAGAAACATCCTATACATTAACGAGTGTAATAACGTTACTTTTGAAGCCTACCAACAGTTAAGTATTAGGACTTCTGACGAAATTTGGTTGGACTTTAACCCGAGTAATGAATTTTGGGCGCATACTGAATTAAAGAACGACCCAGACTGCGAGTGGTTAACACTAACGTATAAAGACAATGAAGCACTGCCAAAAGCTATTGTCAAAGAAATAGAAAAGGCACGGGAAAAGGCAAAAACCTCAACGTATTGGGCTAATTGGTGGAAAGTGTATGGATTAGGCGAATTAGGCGTTCTGGATGGCGTAATTTTCAATAATTGGAAAATAATTGATGAAATTCCACAAGAAGCCAAGTACGTTAAGTCAGGAATGGACTTTGGTTTTACAAACGACCCGACAACTTTAATCGATAAATACCTTTACAACGGAATACCGATTTACGATGAAGTTCTTTATCAAACGGGCATGATTAATAGCGAAATCGCCAAAGTTGCGAAACAAGATTTTAAACGAATAATCGTTGCAGATTCGGCAGAACCCAAATCCATTAAAGAGCTACAAAATTACGGGTTAATCGTAAAGGGAGCGGAAAAAGGGAAGGATAGCATTAATTTTGGAATACAAGCAATACAGCAATACGAGGTATTTTATGTAACAAAGCGAAGTGTTAATCTAATTGATGAATTAAGAAAATATAGCTGGGACAAAGATAAGACGGGAAAGACCTTAAACGTTCCCATTGACTTTCACAACCATTGCATTGACGCATTGAGATATATCGAGATTGACGAAAAAACAAAAACACGTACAAAAGTAAAAGGTTCGGGCTTGGTGTCTTTTAAAGATTTTTATTAATTATGAATATTTCATTCAACGAAGATATTAACACGCTTACGGAAATTCAATTCAAAATCATATTAGAAAGTGGCGAAAGAAAATCAATCCTTTGCGGAGTTGAATTGGAAAGCCTTATTTATTTTTCTTATGGATTGGTAAAAATCGACATACCCGAACTATTAAAAGAGGGAAAGTTTTTAGAAATATTCCAACAGTTGTTAAAGGAAAAAGGAAAATCATTACCTTTACAAGAGATTGACGAACAAGAACATAACGATTTATTGGCTTGTTTAATTTGGATTAAGGATGAACTTGAAGCAATAGGTAATTTGGAAAAGGAATACCTATACAACCCGCCCGATGCAGACTTAATAAATGCAGGAATAAGAGAGTTGGATGAATTAGGAGAGTTTAACACGATTGATAACCTTGCGGGGGGCGACATTCTAAAGCACGAACAAATAAAAGCATTGCCGTATCATTATGTTTTTGACAAACTGAGGAAGCAAACGTTGGAGAACAAAATATCAAAGAATTTGGCAAAGATTCAGCAACAAAAAATGAAACAAAAAAAATGAATATAGTTCAATTTTGGCAAGACCAAACACAGAAATGGAATGAAGAACAAAAATGCGGTTTTTGTTGGACGTTCGGAGGTGCATTGACAGAAAGCGCAATTAACACTTATCGAATAAGGCAAGGTGAAGAATGTTGTGTTCATCTATTTGTTACGCACGTGCAATTAATTGCCAATAACGAGTATAACGAATACGGGATGATAATTGACCCCACTTGTAATTATAACTTTGTCCTTTGGGCGTTGATTCCGTCAAGGCTTGACATCAATAATCACAACGAAATTCCCGAACACGAAGAAAGCGAGGGCGTTTGGAATTCAATTCAATTTCCTTTACAAGAGTGCTTGGGATGCGATGAAATGGAGTATGTTTGCGAAAACTTGGGATATGCAGTCAAAATTGAGCGTTGGATGATGGAAACGGTATTTAAGCAGTTCGACAACAATTATGACGGATGGCGAATAGAGGGTACATTTACTAAAAATAGATATTGACATGAAAAGTTTTAAAATTTGGAAAGATTGGATGATTGCCTTTGCGCTTACGTTTGCTTTTGTGGCTCAAAAACTAACCAATCAAATTGATTGGAATTGGTGGGAGGTGACAAGTCCTATTTGGATGTTAGCAGGAATATACATTGCTTTATTCCTAATTGTTTTTATTTGGTATAAAGTCAGCAATATAAAAAAGAAGTAATGTTAATCGTTCCGCAAAATACCATTTTAAAGATAATGCAAGAAGTTGTGGACAGATTCCTTGTACCTAAATTTGATTCATACGGAATGGAAGCAACAGGTGAATGGCGGAGAAATTTAGAAGTAAAAGCAGGGCAAAACGTTGGTTATATCAATGGACGGCACTATTCAGAGCAATTAGCGTTGGGGAGAAAACCAAATAAAAAAGGCACTGCAACCCCAGATGAAAATAGGAGATGGGCGTATGGAATGGCAATGAGTAACCCTGAATTTAAAGCATGGTTACGAGCACGTGGGCTTACTCAATACGGTGTTCAAATCGCATACAAGATAGCAGAAGAGGGTACAACTTGGTATCAGCGTGGCGGAACGGATTTAATTAAGGTGTTAGAATCGGACGAGGTTGTAAATTACATTAATTCGCAAATAGGCGATTATCTCACCGTGCGGGTGGAATCGGAAATAAATAAAATGGCAAATCAAATTTTAGCGCAATGATAGTTATAAGTGGATTGCAGGGTGATGGGTATTTAATCGACAACCCAATTTGGGTTGAATTAACAAACACGACTACAAATATCAGATATGTTGTCGTGCGAATTCAGAACTTATACAACGGAAAAAGCCTATCCGAATGCAGGTTATATCCGTTTAGCAACGTTTGCAAGTTCAATATAAGTCCCATTGCAAAAAGTTTGTTCAGCGAACCAAACCACAATATAAACTACAATTCAACTTCCCAACTCGAGATTCCGACCAACGCAAATAAGCTTTTAATAGAGTTGGAGTTTAATTACGAAAACGGAACAAGCGAAACAAGAAATATAGAAAAGACTTTTGTAAGAGGTGGCGAATATAGTAACGACTTTGACCTTTTAACAAACAGAATGATTCAATCGGGCGCATTGCTTCAAAACGCATTAAGAGTTCCACACTGGGTGGGCTATCCTGTGGCGAGCTACCACTTAACGAATGACAAAAAGATAGTAAAGAGGAATCTAAACTATAAAGGCATCGAACAACACAATTTTGAGTTGATGCGAGCAAAGACTTGCGATGGTGCTTATATCAAATTCTTAAATTCAAAAGGCGGTTATTCGTATTGGCTTTTTGAAGATTGGAAAAACACAAGCGAAAACGATTATTTCGGATATACGGCAGGAATGCGGGATATTACCGATTTAGGAAGCGAAGCCGAATTTGAATTTGAGGCATTCACCAAAGTACCGTCAAGGTATTTAGGATTGATTACGGATTTAATTTACTCAAAAGAAATTTACTTGTACCTAAACAATGGGACTCAAGGAAAAGGTGCATGGAAAAGGATAGTGATAAAATCAGGAAATAAAATTGAGCAGAAAAGAAAGGCAGTCGCCTACGGCATTACAATCAAATTTGGTCAAGTGAAAAACTATAATCCTGCTTTATTATGGTAGAATTGCGAATAAATGGAGAAATTACCGATCTGCCAAAAGACGTGAGCATTAAACATACATTGCAAGTTCACGACATAGCGGATGTATCTTCTGTAAATGCGTCCTATACGAATTCCTTTAAACTAAAGAAAACACCGACCAATACTCAAATAATGCAGGGCTTAGGAATAACGGGGGACGGCTCGTTAATTCCTTATTTGAAAACAAGAGCGGATTTACTGGAAGACGGGATTCCCATAATTTATAACGGATGGTTGAATGTTAAAAATACGAACGATGAATATAATGTATCGGTGATAGAGGGAATTATAGACTTCTTCAAAGCTTTGGATAACATTAAATTCGGTACAGATGTAACGCTACCAGAATTGAATCATCAAAAAAGCGTTCAAGCCGTAATTGATAGTTTGAATAGCGAATACTACCGTTATTTGATAAACGACTACGGAGGGAAAAACAATTTAGCCGAACAAGGGATAGGTTTGCTTTTCACAAATATAGATTACCAAGTTCCGTCCGCTCGAGTTAAATATATTTGGGATAGAATTTTTGAGTTGTTAGGCTTCACCTATTCGGGAAGCATATTTGAAAGTGAGGATTTTCAAAATGCGTGGGTTACATTTCCAAAATCAAATTCAGTTCCTACATATCTACCATTAAGGGAATTTAAAAAAGAAACAATAGGAGCGAATTATTGGTGGAATGTGGATGGGAATGTAGAGCTTTTAGGTGTGAACGGTTTTTATTGGGATTCATTCACCATCATTAATCCGGGCTATATTTCGTCAGAGTCCCAAACCCAATATCGTTTGCCACAAGCAACTATTTTGCAAACGGATAACTTTAGATTTTCTATTTCGTTTAGCGCAAAAACAACATATCATATAAGGGCGAATCAATTGCCCATAACGATAAAAACAACAGCACCAATCAAATTGCTTATTTATCGAAATGGAAACAAAATTGGGCAGGTTATAGCAAATGGAGAAGAGAGGGAATTCAATTACCCATTAGTAGCGGGCGATGTTATTAGTTACCGAATGGCAGCTTTGGAAATTCACGAGCTTTGGGCGTATGCGGCGGAGCAGGACAATACCGATTTTCCATTCAATTTACCGTCCTATTTATTCAACCTTAAAAAAGTTTCGGGAATAGAATTTGATTCGCTGGAATTGAAAATTGATCAAGTGGAGTTCGAGGGGGCAAATTTTGAGGATGCGTTCAAAGATTTAAGTCCAAAAGAATTCGTCAAAGATGTTATGCAAAGATTTGCCTTAACGCCTATTCCTGACAAGTACGAAAGCCATATAACGTTCTACCGTTTAGATGAAATGCTCGACAAATCAAAGGCAATAGATTGGACGGATAAATATGTGAAAAGAACAAACGAAGCATATACCTACGACAATTATGCACAATCAAATATATTTCAACACAAATACACAGAAGAGGGAGAAAATCATTCAAATGGAATTTTAAACATATTTAACGAAAATTTGGAAGAAAGCAAGGTTATAGTTAATTCAAAATACTTTGCGCCAGAAGAGAATTTAGCATCGTTAAGAATAACCGATAAAAATCACCTTGTTAGACCTACGCTTATTTGGACGAAAGAAATTGAAGTAGATGAAGACGAAAACATAACAATAAAATACAAAGGAAACACGGGGAGGTATTTTTGGTTGAAGTCAAAAAGGATGGATGAAACTATAATTTACGTTTCGGAAATTTTGGGGCAAAATCAATCTGCAAGTTCTTACAATATTGCAGACACCCACAACACAACGTATTCCGATTTTGTGCCAAAATATTATACCTATTATCAGCAAATCCTTAACAATACGCGAATTCACGAAATAGAACTAAACTTAAGTGCCGTGGACGTGCTTAATTTAGATTTTTCAGTTCCGTATTATTTTGAGCAAGAACAATCTTTTTATAAACTTAATAAAATCATTTACGAAGCAGGAAAGCCAAGTAAAGGCGAATTCATAAAACTTAATCCAGATGGCTAACAACAGAAATATAAATTTAGGTACTTTTAATTTTAAGACGGATGATCTCGATAGCAAATTAGTCGAGTTGAGACGACAAATGACAATTTTGAAAAACGATATTTCCACAATGCGAAAGGAAGCGGCTAATTCAGAAAAAGAATTTACCAAGATTTCGGCTGCGCTGTTGGCTATGGAGGCAGCGGGTGAAGAAACCAGTGAAGAATATCAGGAGCTTTCAAAGTTGGCAGAGGAACTGAACGAAAGTTTAAATGCTCAAGTTGGTTTGTTAGAAGTCACGGAATCTCAATTAAGAATTACACAACAGGAATACAGAGAAGTATCTAATATAGTTAATGCTTTGACAGATTCGCAAAACGAATTGAATTCAATACAAGATAGAGCGAATCAATTATTAGAAGCAGAAAACACTTCAATAGCAGCCGCACGGCAATCAAATAAAGATATTTTAGCGTTGCGCAACCAATTAAACCCAGCCATTAAAGAGGAAGCGGATTTAATAGAATTACTAAATAATAGGTTAGATGAAAACAATGAATTCATAAAAAACAATGCAAGTGCGTATGAAAGGCAAAAAATAAACATTGGTAATTACTCTGAGTCAATCAAAGAGGCACTTACAGATTTGGACATTTTCAACAGACAAGGGCTAATGACGTTTATAGCCAAGTCGCAAGAAGCGGGAGGCGTTGGAAATGTGTTAGTAAGCACGTTCAAACAAATAACAACAGGAATTGCAGGAATTACCCGAGCCTCATTAGCTTTTATAGCTACTCCAATCGGTGCGGTAATTTCTGCTATCGGCTTAGTCTTAGGAGGTCTAATCAAGTACTTGTCATCAACGCAAGAGGGTATTGACAAGATAACAGCCGTGACACGCCCTTTAATGGCGGTGTTTGACTCTTTGATTGGATTAGTGCAAGAAGTAGGGAAGTATTTATTTGACGCTTTTTCTAATCCTAAAAAGACTTTAGAAGATGTTTACAATTTCGTAAAAGACCAAATAATTACAGTCTTCACGGCTTACGGAAAGGTATTAGAGGGGATTTTCACTTTGGATTGGAGCAGAATGAAAGAAGGACTTCAAGAGATTGGTGATTTAGCGGTAGAGAACTTTAATAGATTGACGAATGTAGCTACGGAAATAGGCAATAGATTCGATGAAGCGTATCAAAAAGGAGTGGAAATAGACAACCTACAAAAGCAAATCGAACGAAATGAAATAGAAATAATAGGATTAAGAGCCAAAACAGAAAGCCAATTAAAGGCACAGGCGTTGATAGCAAGAGATACGTCTAAAAGTTCAGAAGAAAGAAAGAAAGCGGTAGAAGAAATGAACCGATTGACGGCGGAATTAGTTAATAAAGAAAACGCTATCCTTGACGCCAAGATTAAGCAATTGGAAATCCAACAATCCTTAAACGACACATCAAGAGAAGATGAGAAGGAGTTGGAAATGTTAAGGGCGGAGAGGCTGAAGAATGAAGATAAGTTAGTAGATGTTCAGCGTGAGAACATACGTATTATCAACTCAATCAGAAGTGATGCTGCTAACCAAGAAAAGAAAAGAATTGACGATGCGGAAAAGAGAAGAGAGCAAAACTTTCAGAATGAAATACGCAGAATGCGTGAACGAATCGATTTATTTCGTTCTGAACAAGGATTCCGAAAAAAAGACTTAGAAGAGCAATTAGAAATTGAACGTAGAATCGCTCAAGATTCAATTGCTATTTTAAATAAAGAATTAGCCAATAAAAAGATTTCCCGTGAAAAATATCAAGCGGAAGTCAATAAAATAAACATGGAATTGGCGCAGATGGAAGCCGAATTGGTAATTCAGAATGCAGCCGATGAATTGGAAGAGTGGAAGCGATTGAATCAAGCGAAATTAGAAAATGGCAAGATTTGGAATGAGGAGATGGTGGCTTCGGAGCTTGAAAGACTGAACGAGCAACAACGCTTGCAAATGGAATATGAATTAGAGCGTTTTAATCGTGGGTTGCAAACTGAAAGAGAATATCAGCAACAAATCTTAAACATAACAACCGAAACTGAAACTAAAAAGAAAGAAATTGAAGACGCATTTGACGCACAGAAGAAAGCTGAAAGAATGGCATTAAGAGCGTCAGAATTTGAGGCGGAGTTGTTACGAATGCAAGAGGAGGGTGCTACCCGATGGGAAATCGAACAAGCACAACGGGATGAGCAATACCAATTAGAAATAGAAAAACTAAATGAACAAAGAGAACAAAATCTAATTTCAGAAGAACTTTACCAAGCGCAACTTTCCAACATTGAGAAAAAATGGAATCAGGAAAATGCACAAGCTAAGCTACAAATAGAAGAGCAAACGCAATCAGCGAAAATGCAATTAGCTTCCCAAGCCTTTAATATGTTAGCGGACGCAGCAGGAAAGGAAACAGAACTTGGCAAGGCTGCCGCCGCAACACAAGCAACCATTAACACGTATCAAGCGGCAACAGCGGCTTATTCTGCAATGGCGGGAATTCCCGTGGTCGGCCCCGCATTAGGAGCGGCAGCGGCAGCGTTGGCAGTAGCCACGGGATTAATGAATGTTAAAAAGATTGTTTCAACCAAAACTCCCAAAACGCCAACAATCCAAGGATTCGCAACAGGAGGAATAGTCACAGATGGAGTGCCTATTCAGCGTTCAAACGGAGATGATGTACTAATCACGGCTAAAAGAGGTGAGGTAATTCTAAATCAAAGACAGCAATCAATAATCGGAACGCAAATGTTGAGAATGGCGGGAGTGCCAGGATTTGCAACGGGTGGCGTTGTTGGTTCAAGCACTGCGTTAATTCAAAATGATATAACCCAACGCTCACAACAAATAGATTTGAGCGAAACTATTTCGGAGGCGGTTCGACAAGGAGCGATGGAGGGAAGCCGTCAAGGTTCAGCAGAGGGAAGCCAAACAGGATTGGCAGACTTAAGTACAAATATGGATATTTCACGAAAAGCAATTTTTTAATAAAGTGGGAAGAATAAAGAAAGCAGTTAGGACTATTATTGAATCGGGGATAGATCCATTCATTGAGGGAAAAAAGAATTTTGAAAGCCAATCGGAAGAAGTGGAAAAGTTGGCAAGAAAACGGCTTCAATTTTGTTTGTCGTGTGAGTATTTCAAGGATGAGCCGATAAAGGCATTCAAGGTGGAAGATAAAAGTTTACCCGAAGCGAGTGGCAAGTATTGCGAGGAGTGTGGGTGTGTGTTATCGTATAAATTAAGACAATCAATTCAACCGTGCGAAAAATGGCAAGAAAAAAAGTAATAGATGTATTGAGTGAAAATTGGTG